TGTGCTTGATTGAGTTTACATTAGTACCCTGCTCAAGCAAATCATAGATGTCTTCAATTAGGGTATCTATTTTCTTTTTCATTCGCCATCCTCGATTTCTATTAGTTTGTTGAGATACCACCTTGCTTTCTTCAAATCTTCGACTCCGTTCTTGTAACGATAGCGCCAAAGATACTTAATGATGTTACCTTGCAGATAGTACTCGAACCCTTCACCCAGACCAGTAGCAGCCTCAATGGCGTCAATACATTCAATACCAGATTGATTGTAATGACTTGGACTGTTTACCATATCGTTGGCCCAGTTTTGATATGCTTGAGATTGAAAACTTTCTGTCATGATTTCTCCTTTCTATAAATACTGGCGTACCCACCCAAACACTAGCCAGTCCGCAGCCATATCCAAGATAGTGCTGCACCCATTCGACGCTACGTTGACTTAGAAAGGAATGTCGTCATCGTTGTTGTTGTCATCGGCTGCTGTGTCAGCCGCTGCCTGATAACCATCAGGAACAACATCAAACGCATCGTCGTTGGCGTAAGGGATCAGGTTCACAACCTGCAACTTTGCAAGGTCAGCACCTACACCACTCTTACCACCATACTCCCAATCGTAGGTCTTGAATGCCACGTTGACATCGGAACCATTACCGACAAGAGTATCAGTCATCACACGCTTCTGCGAATCAACCATGATGGGCTGGTTGTTGCTAGTCCCATCCCGACGAGTCACATTACGCTTGATCTTTACAAAGTCTCCACGCTCGTCGCCCTTGTTCTTGATGGGCAGACCCAGAGCTTTAGCCTTATCCAGTTGATCACCAGTCAGGGCGATATCAACAGACCAGACAGGTTCGAAGGTCGTATTAGGTTGAGCGATAGATGTCCAGTAAGCTTTGCCAGAGAGAATTTCTACAGCCATTGTTTTGTATTTCCTTTTCTGTTAGTGCGGTCCCTGCCGCTGATTTAGTTTTGGAATTATGCCACACCAGAATTAGTGTGTCAACACTTTTTAGTGAGTCTCAGCCCAATTGTTTCCAATCTTGTATTCACTGTCCAGAGGGCAGCGAACTTTCAGGTTTTCCTCAACGTACTTCATTGCACGTTGTGTAGCCTCACCAAACCTTTCGGCCTGATCAGAACGTACCTCAAACTGATACTCGTCGTGGATGCTGGCGACAAGGCGGTAGTCATAGGCACCCTGTCGCACAGCTAAAGTTATCTGACGCAACCATTCTTTACAGATGATTGCTCCTGCCCCTTGAAGAAGCAGATTGACGGCGGCGTGTTGTTGTCTGACTTTGAGTAGCCGTCCGTCCAGACCACGGATGTATCCAGAAGCAGATGCCTTTGCTACGTTCTCACGCAGGAACTTCAACGCTGGCATATTCTTCATAAACCTGTCCATGATCTTCTTACCTTCCTTTGCACCACCTCCAACAATAGACCCGATCTTCTCCGGCCCTGCGCCATAGATCAGTGCATAGATAAAGGTCTTGGCTTGGTCTCTTGTGTCGAGTCCAGCCATCTTCTGATTGGCGGTATGAATGTCACCATTCACCACCTCCTTCGTAAAGTCTGGATCATTCATGTAATGTGCCAGACAGCGAAGCTCCAGAGAAGAAGCATCACACCCAACCAGCTTGTAGTTGTCGTTTGTTGTGATCCAAACTGATCTACATTCCTTACCGTAGGGAGAATACACAGCAGGAATCTGAGCCATGTTGGGGCTGTAGTGAGCCATCCTTCCAGAGATAGCTTTGAGTGTCATGACCTTACCGTGTACCCTGCCATCATCCTCGACAACATCGATCCATGATTTGATCTGTGACACTCGCTTTTGCAACAGTAGGTACTGTGCAATCTTCTGTGCCTCCGGTATGTCTACTTTGTTCAACGTACCTTCGTCCACAATCGGATGCCCTGTTGGGGTGAAGTTCTTAGGCTTCCACCCCTTCTCCATCAGTCGGCTTGCGATCTGTTGGCGGGAGCCGGGATTGAATACTGTGACCTTGTCCTTCAAACGATTGCCTGTCTTTTCAGAGTATCGCTCCTCCACGATAGGTGGAAAAATTTCTTGCATCTCTTTTTCGATGGCACCTGATTCGTCGGACAGTCGAGCTACAAGACAGGACGCAGCGGGTACATCAAGAGTGAATCCGTTCTTCTCTTGCTTGTCCACGATGGCCCTGACGGTGTGCTCCAGCCGGATGCTACTGGCTGAAAACCTTTTCATGATGGGTACGAGATGTCGATACAGCTTTGCTGTAAGTTTCACATCGTTAATGCAATACTTTAACATCTCCTCGTTGAAGCTTGAGAAGTCTTGGTAATCCGTTTTCGGAAAACCAAGACGTTCCCCCCAAGATTCAAGAGAGTGACCACCATCCCTTGAAGGATCATCAAGCTGAGACATGATCATTGTATCCCTGATCTGTTTCAGCTTGATGTCCGTGAAGGCAAGTCTATTCAGGACAGGAGCATCGAAGGAGACGCCGTTGTGCATGACGATAACATCGTAGTCCTGAATAAACTCACCAAAGGTTGTAATCAGATTGTCACCATGGAAAGTGTAGACCTGATTACTATCCAAGTCTTGTGCGGCGATACAGTGGATCACCGTAGCATTCAGGTCATCTGTTTCTATATCTACCGCAACTCGTTTCATAGTTTGACTAGCTCCGCTTTGTTAACAGGAATGTGGAAGAAGTGTTCACCCTTGAGGATGTTTCTACCCTTTGCTTCTTTTACTTCTGACTCTTCTACTACAAAGTCTTTGATACGCCAAGCATACTGCAAGTCTTTACGAAGAATGTAGAAGTTGAAGAATGGTTTGTTCTCCAAGCTGTGTACACGATTGATCAGTTTGTGTTTCCGGTATGGAATCCTGATCTCTTCCCAGCGAGGGTTCCAATCACCACGCCATGCGTACTTGATCTCGACCTCGCTGAAGTAAGTATTATCCTCCTTTTGGCTTTTGATGTCAACCGAAAAGTCTTCTGTTGCATCCAGAATTGTATGACCATTTGCTTTTAGATAGCTTATGATCTTGTCCTTGGCAGGAGTGTCAGCGGCATCATACCGCTGACGAGAGAACGGAATGTTCACTGCCCCCTTGATTGGTTGTAGTCTCATAGAAAGTCTCCTACATCTTCTGGCTCTTCACCAGATTCGAATGGGTTGTCAATCTCTTGCATACGGCCAGTGTCCTTGTCGTACAGAAGATAGGTGGCGACTCCCGTCTCACCAGCGTAACGGTTCTTCAATACCCTGATCGTTGTTGTGTTGGCCTTAACAGGATCAGTGGCCTGTTGATCACGCTCCAGAGCAATGACTGCATCACTGATCTGTGCAATGCTGTGTGAGCCACGGAGCATGGACAGAGATATCTCCTTGCCCTGTTCCTGTCCCTTGTCACCTGATGCACGACGCAGGTGTGACACAAGCAGCATGGCGCAGCGTGTCTCTTCAACCAGTGACCGTAGCTTGGTCATCATCTGGTCAATGTTACGACGCTCGTCCTCACCTTCCAGACCGGACACAAGGATCGACAGGTGGTCAAGGATAATGAACTTACAGTCCAGAGCCTTGACCATGTAGCGAATCCGATTCAGGATTTCATCAGTGGTGATCGAACCAAAGTGATCGAAGGCAAAGTACCGTCCAGTGCGGATAGTAGGGTCTTCGAACTTGCGAAGCTCTTCCTTGCTGTACTTGTCCCTGATCTCCTTGATGTAGATACGATCACTGGCAGCAACAGACATCAGATGGAATGCAGTCTGTCTCTTGTTCTCTTCAAGAGAGAAGATACCAATGTTGTGCTCAGTATTGGTAAGCAGGTGATACATAAGCTCACGCATCATGCTCGACTTACCTGCGCCTGTACCAGCCGTGAAGGTCACAAGCTCACCAGTTCGAATACCAAACAGCTTGTCGTTGAGACCGTTGTATGGATACAGTACAGTCTCCACATCGTCCTCGTCGTACAGGCTGTCAGCAATGTCGGCAAGGTTGACAATACCTGCCGGTGTGTAAGGCTTGGAGTCCCACCACTGCCGGACGAATGCCTCACGCTTACCTGCCTTGAGATAGTCGTTGGCATCCTTCATGTCCATCTTCATGATTAGACACTTGTTTGGTTCGAACACCTGTGCCACCTGATTCGCAGCCTTGCGTCCGTGTTCGTCGTTGTCAAAGCACACCACGATCTTGTCGAATCCGTTGAGGTATTCATAGTTTGCCTTGACATCTTTGATGGCACCTTGAGCACCAGACTTGATGGACAGCACAGGCCACTTGGAACCAAGCATCTCGTATGCAGACAGAGCATCGATCTCACCCTCACAGAGCGTGACGAACTTGCCCCTGTTGTTGAACTTGTTCTGTCCAAACAGTTTGCCCTTGGGCAGATGGCCCTCAACAAAGAATGCTTTGTTACTGACCTGTCGCACCTTGTTAGCTACGAGAGAGTTGGACTCGTCGTAGTATGGATAGTAGTGCTTGTCACCACGCACCGTCACACCGTAGTGCTTACAGGTTGCGAGTGAGATGTTCCGTGCAGGGATAGCTGCGAACTCCCCCTGCGTCAGACTGTTTTGATACACACCTCGTACAGGTGATGTTTGTTCCTGACCCATTGATCCGTCTCCTTTGGTGTAGGTGTTACAGGAAAAGCAGTATTGAGTGTTAGTGTCATACAACACGTTGGCATCTGAGGAGCCGCACGATTCGCACGGCCCCCTGCTTACCACCTTGGCCTTAGTATCCTCCATAGTACATGTCTCCTACGTCTACGTTGGCTTCTTCCATCCCGACATCGGGGTGGTATATAATTTGGAGGTCTTCACCATCATACACAAAAAGCATACCATGCCAGTACTCAGATGTAAACCCCATTGCCCCGACTAAACGCTGTTGATTCTGCATCCACTCGTCTTCGTTGTTGGTCTCCTCTAGAAATGTTGGCCCTTCGATCCTTGTTGTGTATAGGATATTGGTTTTCACTTTTCATCTCCTGAGTTTTTTGATGGTTTTTTAAGAATGTACCTATCAACAAAGTCTTTTAGGTCATTCTTATGTTTGTACCAAACATTCTTTCCTTTGACTCTCCATTTATTACTAGCCAAGGATACTATAAACTTGTCGTTTATACATACAAGACCAGCACTTTCGTGTTCAATCTTCAAGTCATCGTCAAGCTCTAGAAACTTGATTATTTTCTCTATTCTATGTGCCTCCCTCCAATCAGAACCCATATTCCAGTCATTGTTATACTCCCGTCCAAGTTTTAAGTGTTTTTCATAGAGTTGTCTTAGCTTTGGAATATTATTTTTGGTAAGACTTGTCACCTTTTGTCTCCCGATCCTCTCAGTGTTCCTTTACGCTGACGTTCAGCCAGCTTCCACAGGTTGTTCTTGGCGACGGATTCCAGATTTGTACCCATCACCTCTGCCACTGCGGC